TGCTGGTGTAATGTGAATTTATGGCAAATAAATTAGGTAATAAAACAAATAATGAAAAGGTGGCGCATCGTGTAATTAAAGGGCTTGTAGCTTCAGGTCACACTATGGAGCAGGTTGCAAAAATGATAGGTGTTTGCAAAAAGACTTTATACAACTGGATTAACAAAGATCCAGAGCTTCTACACGAGGTGCAAGAGGCCAGAGAGTTAGCAAACGGGCTAGTTGAGGCCGCTTTGTTCAAGGCCGCAATGGGTTTTGAGTATGAAGAGGATAAGGCTTTCTTAGATAAAGAGGGTGAAGTCATAAAAACAAAAGTAAAAAGAAAGGCCTTGCCTAATGTTGGTGCTCAAAGATTCTGGCTTACAAATACTGACTCTGATACATGGAGAGAGAAAAAAGAGGTTGAGCACACTGGTGAGGTTAGGTCTATAACTGATTTACTTATTGAATCAGAATCAGAAGAGGTTGACGTTACCCCTGCACAAATAGAGGGCTCAAAAAATGATGAATGATTATTTTACATTAAGGCAGTTTTCTAATTTTTTTAAAAATGTAAGCATGGGGCCAGAGTCAAAATGTTGGGATTGGTTGGGTGCAATATCTAGAAAAGGATATGGTCAATTCAAATACACTAACACAATGAAAAGCCCTCATAGAATATCATATGAGTTTTTTAATGGTCCGTTTTCCTCGGCGCTTCATGTTTTGCATAAATGTGACAACCCTAAATGCGTTAATCCAAGGCATTTATTTCTTGGAACCAATCAGGATAATGTAGATGATAAAATGAGAAAGGGCAGGCATCAAAGTTCATCACAAACACATTGTAAGAGTGGGCATGAGTTTAATGAAGAGAATACTATAAGATCAAAAAGATCAGATGGTACCAAAAATTATAGAAGGTCCTGCCGCAAGTGCAACAACATTTCAAAAAAGAAATATAGGGCTAAAAAGTGTCTAGGAAACAAATAGCCAAAAATAAATTTGAACTATGGAGGGAAAAGCCTGACCTCTTCTTTGAGCAGGTGCTGGGCGTTACCACTCTTGAGGGTTATCAGACCGAAATGCTTAGGACTGTTGCTCATAACTCAAGAACATCTATAAGAGCAAGTCACTCCCTTGGAAAGTCGTGGTCAGTTGGAAGGTTAGCACTATGGTTTTATACATGCTTTAGAAACAGCTTAGTGATAACTACAGCCCCAACCTTCACACAGGTTGAGGCTCTTTTGTGGGGCGAGATCAGGGATGCTTATAAAAAATCTAAATATAGTTTAGGGGGCGATCTCTTAAGAACAAAACTTAAGAAATCTGACAAGTGGTATTGTGTTGGGTTAAGTCCTCAGAGAAGTGCGGGTGAGTCAGATGAGCAATTAGGGTCAAGCTTTCAAGGTTTTCATTCTGATAACATCATGATTATCTTTGATGAAAGTACGGGGATTGCATTGGACGTTTATCGAATGGCTGAGGGTCTAATGACTTCAGGTAAGTCTGTTAAGATGGTGCTAATAGGAAATCCAACAACACGTTCGTGCGAGTTTTTTAAAACCTTTTCATCGCCTCGTTACGCAAAAGTTCATCTTTCATGTTTTGATAGCCCTAACCTAAAAGCAAATGGACTCAATTGTGTAGCTGATATTGAGACAGAAATGCAAAGGCTTATGCTTATGCCTGAAGATGACAGGTTAACAGAAATTCAAAACTATAAAAAACCAGTCCCTCATTTAGCATCTGCCCAGTGGGTTGTTGACTTCTGTTTAGAGTATGGGTCTGATCACCCGCTAGTGGTATCAAAAGCTTTCGGCAATTTCCCTGATGATGATGAAAGCACGCTTATTAGTATGTCAGATGTTGAAGAGGCTCAGCAAAGAGATATGTTTCTAGACCTAACAGAGACAAGATTTATAGGCGTTGACGTTGCCAGGTTTGGCGATGATAAAAGCGTGATAATCGAAATGATAGGCAAAAAGCAAACTGATATGACCGTGGGCGTTAAGCAATCAACAACATATGTTGCTGGCCTTGTTATGAAAATGATTAACAATGAGTATGAGAAGAGCAAGACAACGGTGCTAGTGGATTCTACAGGCATAGGCGCTGGTGTATTCGACAATCTATTAGAGAATCAAGCAGAGGGGCTTATAGGGCGTCATGTTGAGTTAGTAGAAATTCATTTCGGGGCTGCTCCTGAGAATAAAAATGAAACGGATAAAGAAAAGGTATTACAGGATAAAGCCAGGTTTTTTAATTTAAAATCACGCATGTTTCAACTGCTTTCTAATGATATGAAGACGGGCCTTGATATTATTGATGATTCTAATTTTTTAAAAGAGTTGCCAACCATAAAGGCTTTAGTTGACACTAAAGGAAGGCTGAGAATAGAATCTAAGTCAGATTACAGAAAACGCACTGGACGAAAGTCACCAGATTATTCTGATGCTTTAGCCTTGTGCAATTTTGGAAGATATGTAAACATAGGTTTTGGTAGTTTTAAAAATCAAAAGACAGGGGAGTCTAAGCCATTAGTTAAGCGCAAGAAACAACAGAGCCGCAAGAGCAGAATAAAAACAACTTCGTATTAAACAACTTTGAGGGCATAAAACTTGAGTGAACTATTAAAAAAGAATAATAAAGCAGTCGGCGCATCGGGTACTGATGTAGTTGGTAAGATTCACAATGCAGATGATCACATAGAAGCATTAACGGGGGCTGAAGCCGCTCAATTCTATGACCGGATGAGACGATCAGACACTCAGGTCAAGAAAGTATTGAGTGCCATAAACAATCCGATTAAATCAGCCGAATGGGTTGTAGATCCTGCCAGCGATGAACCAAAAGACATTGACGCCGCTCAGTTAATAAATCAAATATTATTTAAAGATATATTATGGCCTAAGTTTATGAATGAATCATTGACCTGTGTCTTACAAGGCAACGCGGTCTTTGAAGTTGTAAATGCAAACAAACAAGACTCCGAAATCGGTCAATACACTGGCTTAGCACAACTCGGTTATAGAAAACAAACAACTATTACAGAATGGTTTCATGACCCCAAGACTGGTGAGCTATTAAAAGTAAAACAAGAATCATCAGGTGATATTAAGATTGATACTTTCTTAGACGCTAACACTTTAATGATTTTTTATGCTGATCAAGAGGGTGATAATATCGGCTTCCCTCTAGGGCGTATTTTATACGGGCCATATAAAAGAAAACTACTTGCTACAGAATTACAATATATAGGGATAGAGCGTTTTGCCATTCCAACACCGATCTTAAAGGTTCCAAAGAACGTAAGCCAGTCAGATGATGAATATGTGAGTGCTGTAGATATTTTGAAAAACTTTACTGCTGCTGAGGATTCATTTATAACCTATCCTGATGGTTGGGATTTACAACTCCACAATAACGTATTTGATCCAACAAAAATACAAACTGTTATACAAGCAGAGAATGAAAATATGGCTGGTGCTGTCTTGGCAGGATTTTTAGAGTTAGGTGTCGGCGGAAATGGCGGGGCCTTTGCTCTATCAAATGACTTAAGTGATTTCTTCCTATCTGGCTTAGAGTTTTACGCAAATATTATTAGAGACACAATCAACACAAGACTTATTCCTAGCTTAATGGCTCTTAATTATGGAGACGTTGCTATCGGTCAGCCTATGCTTAATTACTCAGGCATATCAGATAAGGCTGGTAAAGAATTAATGGAAATTGTAACGGGTTACACTGGTAGCGGTGTAATTACTTCTGATGAAGGTTTAGAAGATTATGTGAGAAAGGTTCACCACTTACCTGCAAAGATCGAAGGTGAACTATTGGAAAATGGGGAGGCCACAAATGCAGATAGTTCCAATAATGACAACAATGATGATGATAATGACAACAACGGCAATAATCCTGTTGTTGATGAGCAAGTTACCTTAAAATTAGCTGAGAGTGTGGGCCATAGACACAAGTCGGAAGGCAGACTAACAAGCCCTGCCATTAAGAGGGGTCAGAAACATTTTCATAATTTATTAGACGCGGCTGGTGATGTAGTTGGAAGAACTAAGACCGAGGCCTCAAGTGAAAGTCACACTCATGTAATTGATGGCAGTAATTCAACAGGGGCGCCGATAAAAACCAAAGAACAAAAAGAATCTAAAGAAAATCCGAAAGCATTGATTGAATTATCTGAGCCCAGGATCGCTGCAATTATAAGAGACAATCTTTCAACTATAAGTGATAAATATATTGCTGATGTTATGAATAAGTATAAGCAGCTTGGAGATAAGCAAAAACTAAACGCCACAAAAGACATTAAAGTAGGCGGCATTGCTAAATTTAGAAAAGAATTAAGATCGGCATTTATGTCAATAGCTAATGAATAATTAAAACAGACTAGAACAGAAGTTCCAACAAAGAGTAATGTAAAATTAAGCTATGACATGGATGCAATTAATTTAGAATTCGGTGGGG